TACAAGGACGGAGGATGAATTCTCATAGAAAAAAGTAATAGGTCGTTTTTGGCCCGGAATTTTTTTTCCGTCTTTTTTGGAATTAAAAGCTAATTTTGGTCAGAGGGGAGTTGCATATGCCAGGGTGTCTTCATCCAGCATGGCACGACACACCTCAAGAACATCCATGAACTGATCAACGGTCTCGCAGTCTACCACCTTCTCATCACCTTGCTCAGAGTACAAATAGAACTTTCGTGCCACGGGATCAACAACGCAGCGGGAAAGAAAATCGTCTTGCATGGGTTTCGTTTGATTACCTGCTTATTATAGGACCGTGAGGGTCAGGTGTCAACCTCTTGCATCATAGTCATATCCAGAAATTGAGAACTGTCTTGATCCACCTGGATATTCTGCCGGAGTTTCTCCCTCATATTCAACGATCAAGGGTTCTCCATCAATTCTAGATGCTTGAATGGTGTAGTAACAATCAATCGCAGATGCATTTCCAGACCTAACATAAACTCTTTTACCCCACTCAATCCTTTCGACAATCAAGTCTTGAGAAGATCCAATCTGAGTAAGAGAAACTGTAATCGACTCTGGATCAATCAGTCCTCTCCAATAATCAGGAAGATCAATTACATTTGTTTCTGTAAGTCTTCCACGAATGTATACTCCAGCCTCTGGGCCCTCTAAACAAATATGGCGAAGACGCTGACCCTCTTTGTTAGGGTGCTTGATATCAAAACCTTTCCAAGATTGTACATTGATCGTCCCAGAAAAAGTTGTTGCTGTACAAGTACCATTAACAGTCAAGTCATCAATCTGAGCATTGCCATGGACTAATCTACCACATGCATCATCGGGGTAATCAGTGTCATCTGTACCCGCATATGCAATGTATTGTAAATTGGTTTTCTTAGATCCAGTTATATTACCACCGCAACTCTTGGTTGATTCTGGTTGACCAGGTGGTACAAATTCTTCTGCTGCCATTACTTAGTCTCCTTTACGTCATAGTGGTATCCAGAGATAGAATACTGATCATTATCTCCTGGGTAGTCTGCTGGAGAGTCTCCTTCATATTCAGAAATGAGTCTCTCACCATCTGCACGAGTTCCGAACACATGGTAGTAACAATCAATGGGTAGTCCGCCATTTGACTGTAAGTGAATCTTGTTCTCTCCAATTCTCTTTACGATGATGTGCTGATGAGCACCAATTGGTGTTAAGTTTACTGTGATTGTTGTTGGGTCAACCAATTTTTCCCAATATCCAGGGAGAATAATCTCAGTTTTATTTTTGACACGACCCCTAAAGTATACATCATTTGATGGACCTTCAGGACAAGTGTGTCTCAGACGATATCCTTCCCGTGTTGGGTGAGGAATATCAAAGTTTTTCTTAGCGGACAGAATGTGGCCACCACAGCGAGACATGACTTCGCCTTGTGCCATAACGTTTCCCTTGACGTTATTATTGCCAGAAACAAAAAGGTCTGCTTGAACTGCTGTGTTTCCTTTCACAAACAATGACAAATTACTAGCAACAGCACCACAGATAGCTCCAGTAACAGAACCTTTTGGTCCAGCATCCACTCTAGGACCAATCATTACCGTAGCAGGTGGTGGAAATGTAAATCCAGTGCTACCCACATTCAATGGACCTTGAATGTAAGAAGATCCGATAATTTTTTGTGGCCCAATACCTAGTGCTGTTGGTATGACATTCTCTGGGCAAACCAATAGTTGCCCATCATAGATATGCCCTTCATCAAACTGAAATGCCATGATACTCCTACTTTATTTGTCCTGGTTTTTTCTTTGGATTAGTCGCACAAGAGACACCATTAATTATAGGGGATATAAGTTGTGTCCCTAACTTACCATTTATAGTCAAAACTCCTGTCGTAAGAAGTTTAAGTGATTGTTTTGCATCAAGAGTGATATTTTTTGAGTCAAGTTTGATCGATTGATTTCCCTCAACCCAGACTACACCCTCAGGATCTTGTCCAGTGGCGACAATCTCTACATCGGTGCCTTCGATGCGAACTTTTCCATCTCTAGCTCTTAGTATTATATCACCATTTTCTGCATTTAGGAAGATAGCATTCTGACCTTTACTTAGATCTTCTCCTGAGTTTACTTGAGTTGCTCCTGGAGCATTCAGGGTGGTCCAACCTTCACGGACACCATCCTCAGTCATATCAATGAAGTGTCTACCATCAAGTCCCTTGAGTTCAATACTAGACGTGACAGATTTATCCTTGCTGATACCTCCAAAGGAGATAGCACCATTCATCGCTCCAATAACTTGTGTCCAAAAATTTCTCTTTTCTGCCATAAACTAAAATTAGGAGGGATTCTTAGTATTTATTAGTAACCTCCATAGCCTCCGCCACCACCAGGTGATGGTGAGGGGGATGGAGATGGAGATGAAGATGGAGATGGTGTAGATGTTGTAGTTGTGGTCGTAGTTGTTCTCGTCGGCGCTGTTTGCCTGGTTCCCGTCGATCTGGTTACAGTTGAAGTTGCCGTTGTTTGTTCTGCGGTTTGAACTTCCTCTGCAGTAGTTTCTGTTGGAGTGATTGTAGTAGTCACTCTCTCAGAGACACCAGTAACACTTTCTTGAAGAGTATCATAAACCCTCACACCAGTATTTCTAACTCCAGCGTATTTTACACCATTATCAAAGAATACATTACCATAGTAAGGTTTACCGTCAAGATATCCATTAATTTGTAGACCAACAAGGTCATAAACCTGAACAACTTCTCCTGGGCCTGCAACTTCAGGAACCAGTGGATCACGAATAACCTCAAACACTGGAATGAATTGTGCATTTACACCTGTTTCGGTGTCCATAAAAATTGTTGGGAGACTTGTATAGTTTCCGCCAGTGTTAACCTTTACCGAATTAATTTTTCCAAATGGATTACAGTTATATGTCAATGTTGTTCCATTCTTAGGTTCAATCACTATCTGATCTACACCACAGTTATGATTGATACCAGGGTTTGTGACAATAACGTCCGTTAATTTAATCAATGCAGGATATTGAGGAACTGTTTGTCCCGGTGGAAGATATCCTGTTCCACTATCACGAACTAAAACACGACGAACCCTACCAGTGTTTTTTCCCGCAGAATTGAATAAAAGTTCCGTCTCTAATATCGCACCACTTCCATTGTTACATGGGTCAATAACTTGAATTCTTGGTGGACTTGTATATCCATATCCACCATCGATGATATCAACAGCAATAATATTACCCTCTAGGTCAATAATTGGATTTGCTTTTGCTCCGATCCCACCACCACCAAAAAAATTGAGTGTTGGAGGTCCACATGGTTTTGGAGAGACATCACAAGGATCCTTCCTTTTTAAATCATTAATGGTGAGGGCATTGACATCATTAATTGAAAGATATTTTACTTCATTATCACCATTAATAAACACAAATGTAGTCCCTGGAGACATTTTCTCATAATTATTTGCCTCTTCAATAGTAAGACCCTGAACATATCCGTCAAACTGACTGATATATCCAACTTTTATATTATCTCTTGATGGTGGTTGTATTGGCATTATGTCCCTCTCGATGTAATCGTTCCAATAGTATTTCCTTGTTCATCAATAATTCTACCCTCTCTCACTGCTTGTCTTTCAGCATCAGTAATGGGTTTATCTAACTCAGCTCCAATATCACCTATCTCTGGTGTTGGTGCTGGGTTTTCTGCTTGTGCTGCTGCATTATCAGCGACCTGATTTGGATTTGGTTTTTCAACCCCAGGTTTACCACTGCCTCCTTCTTGTAATGTGTATGTATCATTTGGAGAACACATTGGTTTTGGATCACAATCAAAGAATTGTGTGATTGATGAAATAAATCCAAGCGATGCTGCAATATCAAAGTTAAGTCCACCCAGGCCACCAAGTCCTCCAGCAAGACCAGCGATTGCCCCACCTCCAGTGATTGCTCCAAGTATTGCTGGGTTTGCTCCAGCAAGAGGTCCTAGAATTCCAACGAGTGAGTTAAGATCTCCAGATTCTATAGCAGAGAATGCTTGTCCAAAAGATGCTACTTGAGGACCAAAGAGTGATGTGATACCACCAACAACGTCTCCACCATTGAGAATATCAGTGGCAGTAGAAACTATTGCAGGATCAACTCCTGCCAGACCAGCAAGAGATGAAAGACCCCCGATGAGATCACCAGTTTGCAAAGCAGACGTTACATCACTGATTAATCTAGGATTAACACCTATTTGTTGTGCCAAAGAAGTTGATAATCCTCGGACTAAATCACCAGATGCAAGCGCAGCAGCAACAGCAGGAACTGTAATGTTATTAGCAGAGGTAATTGCTTGAGGAGATGAACCTGCTGCCTGAGCTCCTGCGAAAGATGTGGTCGAAACTCTATTAATCATCGGTGCTATCGCAGTATCAACCGATGCCATGATAGTCCCCAAAGTTGATCCTAAAACTTCACCAACTAATTCTTCAGTGGAACAGATTGGGTTTGGTGTGTAGTATCCTTCAGGTGGGAGTGGTGGGACAT